GTCCAAGTGGACTTAGCGAAACAGCATTAGGAATGATGTTTGGTGTGGGTGCTGTTAGGTTTGCGATAGAAGCTGGCAAAAGTGGTGTAAGAAGGTCTAGTAGGTTTTTTGATAAAGAAACCGGCCAGTACGATTGGGGTGCCCACTACAGCGAACTTGATAAACGAATGAGAGAGTCCGCTACTGTTTTTGGTAGGGGGTTTACTGCAATGCGCCGTGGAAGTTTGGATACCAGCCGCGCCGTAGGTAGAACGATAGCTATGGAAGAAGCCTACTCGTTAGGTTCCTTATACTCAGTAGACCAATTTACTAAATTTGCTACTGACGCTGGTTATTTTGAAGACCCAACAAAAATGATGCTTGCAAGTCTGTTTGTAGGTTTTATGGCTCCAGTTTTGGGTGTAGGCACAGGAAAACCGCTTGCAAATTTTGGGTACAGGCAAGTACAGGGGTATGTAGATCGGTGGTTTGATCCTCAGTTTGCTGAATTATCTGAAGTTTTAGCACAAGGAAAAGGAAACACTACACTCGGCAGAAACATTGAAAGAGATTTGGGTAAAACTTTAAGTAGTCTTAAAGTAGAAGACCCAGAAGTATTTGAACTTTTAATGCGGGGACATGTAGCTTTTAAACAAAACCGACAATCAATTTTAGATGGTCTTACAGAAGCAGGAGTAGCTCCCGAAACTGTTGAAAGACTTGGAAAACTTATTTCTGGTTCGTTTGCCAGAGGAACTACCCTTTCGGTTATTGACGCTGCCAGACAAGCTGCTTCTATTCAAGGTAACTTTGGAATAGGGAAAGTAACAAGGGGCGCATTTAATAAACTTACGGGTCGGCGTTGGGGAAGCTCACTAGAAGATGATGTCAAAAGAAGCGCACAGTTGGAGTCTCTTCATAAACAACAACAAGAAGCTGTAAGAGGGTATGGTGAGATACTTTCTGAATTAACTATAGAGTTGACTAAGTTAGAAAACAGTGGCGCAGGTGTTCCTGACGCAATGCGGAAACTAGCAATCACAATGCGGGGTGAACACGCCCGTATCTTAGGTTTGCCCGAAGGAATGCTTAGAAATGTACAGGATGCTTTGCTAGATGTTTATGACATCAATAAAAGAATGCAACTAGGCCGCAACAACCCTGACAAGTTAAGCACAGGGGACGCTGAAAAACAACTTCAAGCAGCTTTTGATAGGTTGCCAGAAAGAGAACAGATACTTTTTGCTGATGAAATAAACGAACAATTTTTTTCTGGTGCAGACAACCAAGGATACGAAGGTGTTGTTGGGTTGCTGAGAAAAACTGAAGGTGTCCAAAAAGTTATTGACGAACAAACACAATTGGTTGATGATTTAAACGGAACGTTGCGACGGGCTGGTATTTTAGATTCAAACAGTGAGTTATCAGGAAGTAGACCACCACAGGGTAAGTCAAGAAAAGGACAAACAACCCTTATGGATGAGGTTTACGCTGACAACAAAAGGCAGTCAGACGATAATTACGCGGCAGTTTATGCTGCTGCGGGAAACGAACCGGCTGTAGCTTCACGAGAGTTGGTAGTAGCTATCAACACTAAAATACAAGAGGTGGGTTTTAACTACGGTGCTGGGGGCCTTCAAGTTGCTCAAGACGCGCTTAGTGATCTTTCAAAGATGAACCCTAGAGCTTTTGGTGAACTAGTTAAGTTACTGGGAAGGGCAATAGATGACCCCGAGGGCGAAGCACCCGATGCAAAAACTATTGACGATCTTTCTGCGGCACTGGAACCCTTAACTCTTAAAGAAGCAGTCCAATTTAGGTCTGAACTTAACAGCGAAGCCTACAGACTTTCCAAACTAAACAACTCAGATGCTAGAAGGGGCGCTGCAATACTACATGATATCTCCGGTATCGTAAGCACTAGGATTGAATACGCTGCTCCAGAAGGTAGTGAGTTAGCTGGTCTTTTAAACAACGCAAATAAATACTACAGAGAAAACGTAGCAGATTTATTTTTTGATCGTTACGTTAGAGCTTCTTTACAGGCAGATCGTAATGTATACAGCCCATTTGAAACTGCCTTTAGTCAAGCTACACTTAGGCGTAATCTAGCTGCTAGGGAAGATGCACCGGACGGGGAAATTGTTGAAGATACAACGCAAACACGCCGTGATCTATTTGACAGAATGTTCCCAGAAGACAGCCTTTTACGTGAAAGAGCAGTTAAAGAAATGCGTGATCTTATGCTTCGCAGGGTATACGGAGCAAGTGAATCAACCCGCCCAACTAGTGTTGATTTTGTAAGAAGGCTTCGTACCCTTACCAACAGCGGAAATTCTCCTTTGTTTGAGATGCGTGAAAACGGTGGTTTTTTAGATATTCTTCTTGGAAGTGACGTTGAAGCCAGAGAATTTTTAAGGCTAGAAAATATTGCTGGTACTGTTTCAACAGATGCACGGGGTAACACCTTTATATCTGGTAACATGAGAAGGATGCTTGGTAGAGCAGCAGGAGATACTTTCAACAGTGATCCTTTGTTTAATCAAGCTACGTTGGAAGGAAACAAAGAAACTATTGGTAGAATTTTTGAAAAGGTAATTACAAGAGCTAGAGAAACAACCGAAAAAGATATGTCACCAACATTAGGTATTTTTGCTGACCTGTTTCAAAAGAAGGATTTGGGTGCGGTTGCTGATGATCTTCTTGAAAAAATTCTTTCAAGGACAGATAAATCAGGGGCAAGCTTAAATTCCAGAGACACGTATCTAGGACTTCTTGACGATGTTCGTAAAGTAGTAACAGAACAAGAATTTGAGGTTTTTGAACAAGCCATGCGAGCTAAAATAGTAGACGCAATGGTTCAGAAATCAACTGCTGTGGGTGCTATTGATCCTGAGAAAGCTGGCGTTAAAGTTCAACGTGTCGAGGCAGTAGGTTTTCAAGACTTACGTGGAGAACTTGAGGTTCACGGTGAATTGTACAGAGAAGTGCTAGGGCAATCAAATTATGAAAGTGTTGTAGGACTTATTAAAATTGCTTCTGTTTCAGACAATGCCACTGATTTGTTGGAATATTCACAAGGTCTAAATAAAATGACTGAATCTGCCGCCCTGTCTCGTATGTGGGGTGTAGCTCGTGGTGTCGTCAGTTTGAAATACGTTGGGTCGGAGTGGTTGTTAAGATCACTAGCCTCTAATAAAAACAAAGCTTTGGTTGAAATACTGTCTACCCCCGGTCTTGCAGAGTATGTGCTTGATGGCGTAGACGCTGGTAGGGCGCGGTACAGTCCTTACGCAACAAGGTTTGTAGGTGGGCGACGACTAATTCCTATTATGGTTGGCATAATAAGTGAGGGTCAATCAAGAGAACACCATGAAAAAACAGCTCAAGCTTTGTATAATCTTTTAGAAGTTACCAACAGCACAGAGGATACTAACCTTCAAGACTTTGTTCTTAATGTTGTTAGTTTAACTATGGCTGTTAGAAACGAAGGAGAGCGAGAAAGACTGCTTGGGATAGCAGGATCAAACTAATGGTTACCAACAACGGGGCTACCGACACAGAGTTAATGCTGGCTATTGGCCGTCTTGAAGGAAAGATGGACGCGCTTATTCAATCCCACGAAAGACTACAGAGTGATATGAAAGATTTGTCTCGCAGAGTTAACACCCTAGAAAAAGAACGCTCCCGACTTTACGGTGCAGGGTTTATCCTTGCACTCATCGGGAGCGGTATTATGTGGATGATATCTACTTTTAAAGGATCATAATATGTTAGGCGGACTTCCTGTAGAATTAATTACAATGCTTGGTTCATCTGTTCTGGGTGGTGTGATGTCCATTTGGGGACAGAGCATCAAGTCAAAAGAAGCCAACAACAAAATGATGATGGCTATGATGAGCAAAGAAGCTGATGTCATTGACAAAGCTCGCCGGTATGAGAACCCTCACTTTGCTTGGACGCGACGGCTTATTGCTTTGAGTGCAATAGGAGCTATCATTGTTTGGCCCAAAGTAATTGCTGTCTTCTACCCAGACATTGCTGTTACGGTTGGCTGGACAGAGTTTAAGCCGGGGTTCCTGTTCTTTGATGGCAAGGAGATATTCCAGTGGAAGCAGATGACCGGCATGGTCATAACGCCACTCGACACACACCTTGTGTCTGCAATTGTTGGGCTGTACTTTGGTGGATCACTGGTTAAAAAGTAACACTTCAATTTAACCTAGTCTTTTTAATCGCCTCGTATACCTCTTCGACTGTACCCTTCTTTTTGTCTAGGGGTTCTTCTATAACTTGTTCTGACGTAGGCATACCGCAATACGTTTCTACACTCTGCACGATAGCCTCAACTAGTTCTGTTGCATAACCAATAAGGTTGGCTATGTCGTGTGTGTAGTCAAAATCAGGTAGGGCTTCATCCATAAACTCTACAAACTCTTTTGTGTCGAGTTTGCTAACTTCAATAGCTGGTGATAAGGACAAGTCTTTATCCAGCATCAAAGAAAAAGAAAGGACGTTGATAAAGCGTCCTTCTTTTTTTGTGTCCTGCATATCAGACATCGACTACCTCACAGACATCACCCACGCAACTAAACTCTTGGGTGCCCTTTGTGTTGTCTTCCTTCTCGTACTCTTGGAGTTTGTAGAAATCAATCTCCTCTGGCATCCTAGACAACAGATCACTGTAGGTAGTCTCGTCTATTTCTTCATACGGAGCTTGCGTGTAAATAGCGTCACTGTGTGGGAAGAAAGAAACCCCCGACATGAAGTCAAAGTTTTCGTATACCCACGCTGCAACAGCAAGCCACTCGTGTTCCTTAACCGTAATAGTAACGCTGGGCTTGTGTTCACACCAGTGCTTTTGGTACGTAAGCCAGAGTTCAAGATGTTCCAAAGGTGTAAGTTCATCGTTAATCATCGCTCCTTCCGGGGCTTTAATAGGAAAAGAAAACACAGCAGTGTTCTTGCTCTCGACATCCCCAACAGCATCCTCACATGGAATACCGGCATCTACTAGGAACTGTGTCAATGGGTCTTTCTTGTCCCCACGAACGCGCCTGATGTAGTGTTTGCTGTGTCGGGGATGGATACCACTGGCAGCGTCTACAAGCTGGCTAACGGTCCCTGACGGCTTCACACAGGTAATGGCTGTACTCTGGGGTACGCCCAGTGACTCTGCCCACTTCTTGTTTGTGGTTACAGCAACTTCCCGCAAGCTTTCTAACACAGCAGCAAGATTACCGTTCTTACCATTAGTAAGGGTGTTGTCCAGAATGCCAGTCATGCTTACGCCCAGCAGTCTTTCTGCTTCTGTGGTGTCCTTCCAAATCTTTCTGAGGTATTTAAAATCAGTAAGAGTAGATTGATATGTACCCAAAATAGTAGCAAGCTGTACTTTTTTAGCTAGACTTTCTTTTGTGTCGTTCTTTTTAACCACCACCTCTGTAAGATTACAGAACTGGTTGGGTCGTAGGATAATCTCACAACAGGGGTTCGTACCAAACTCAAACTCTGGATCACGCCTACCATTGACAGCAACCTGCTTCTTGGCAGCAGCACGACTGAACATACCCCTCTCACCTGACCGGCTCTCGTACAGTGAGTGCCACTCCTTCATAAACACGTTCATGTCAGGCACAGACTTATACACAGCAGAGTTATTAGCGTAGGACCGATAACTGTGGTTGTTCCACCAGTCACCAGACTTGGATGCCCGTATCAGATCGTCGCTAAGATTGCTGAGAGAGATAAGGGCTGAACGGCGCACACCGCCTACAACTACTACTTGTGCCGTCTTACAAACGAGATCATGACACTCTATGCTGCTTAATCGCCGTCCAGCCGCTTTAGTAAACATGTTAACTGCAAAGCGGAACAGATCATTCAATGGCTCTGGGCCAGAGGCCCGTCCCCCAAAGGTCTTTAGCCGCGCACCGGCAGGACGTACAAGCGACATATCCCACGTTGGGATTTGCCCTGCGTACAGCAGAGACACCAATTCTTTAAATGCTCTTGCCCAACCTGACTTGCTGTCCTTAACTTTAATTATTGTTGTGCTGTCCTCAAAGTGTTCTGAAACTTCTGGAAGCTTCTTGATGCACTCACGCTCAACAGAAAAGCCCACGCCTGTGCCATTCATAAGGATGTACAACACCTCATCAAAGGCTCTTGGGCTGTCGATAGGAACGTAGCTACAGTTGTATGAAGCTACATTGCACCGCTCAACAGCAGGGCCAGCAGTCATCAACAGCCGCATAGACGGCATGATATCTAGGTTCAGCACAGCACTCTGTAGTTCTGTACGCAGACTTTTGTCGAGACTAAAGTCATTACGTTTTTGGAGCCGCTCTTCCATGTAATTAAAGTATCGGTTGACAGTCTCGTCCCACGTTTCTCTGCGCTGTTCATCGTCCATCCAACGGGAGTAACGAGAAGTATGGATGTACTTCTGGTACGGGGTTGGGAGTTCAGTCATATTAGTTGTGTTCATTTATTATACCCCACTTAAATCTGGTTCTTTGTAATTTGACGACTTCAACACTTTGCCGTCTTCCCTGTAAATCGGTTTGCCGTCATCCCCAAGCTTTGACATGTTGGACTCATGCACCCTATCAAAGATAGCATCCATGTCCCAGCCGTAATCAACGAACAGCCCAGTTAAAACATACAACAAGTCAGCCGCTTCTTTCTTCATGTTGAATGGCATAGGCTCATCAGAGGAGTACGAAAAAACTAAGGACAATGGAATTGCTTCCATCAACTCTTTGTACTCTTCTTCAATTAATTTTACACGCCTATGTATGGAGGGTGTCTGACCAAAGGCTTCTTGAAATTCCTTGACTGACTCATAGAACTTGTTCACAGCCCAACACCCTTTTCAAACTTTAGGTTAATGTCGTACTCTTCTCGCTTCTTTCGCAAGTAACTCAAGTACCACAGAGCCTTGTCTAAATCCTCCAAGGGCTTTCCCTTATGCTCATAGCGAGCTAGGTACTTGCTTACGTTGCCCTCAAGATACCCCAAGAACTTTGTCTGTGACATTGACTCTTCTATCAATTGAATTGTTTCAAGATTACCTACGTTGTAGTGAGCAGGGCTGTTAACATTGTCATTCGTCATTGTCATCTCCAAACAACCACTGGTCATTAATAACTCTGCTGTGGTATTTAAAACTGTGCTTGTCACACCAATCACCATAGGTTGTTTTTGATCGTTTGTTTATCTTGGTGTTAGCATTCATAAACACAAAGCGAACGTCAATGCTAGGATGCTGCTTGCGAAAAGTCAAATGTTTTGTCCTGTCTTCAGACGTAAAGAACCCTTTAGTTTCTACATAGAAGTTGTGTTCTGGTATGTAAAAGTCTGGGGTGTAAGTTGTAGGGTTTGGTACATACTCATAGGAGTCTGGTTCGTAGTCAAAACTAACACCACGTTTTATAAGATCACTTGCAAACCCAACCTCAAAATTACTTCTGTACTTTGTGCCCATTGCATTTCGTGTCGAGCGTTTACGTTTTGACATAATGGGGCCTGTATCTGGATTGCAAAGATTGGATGCTGTCTAAAAGAAACTCTTTAGTTTTGGGACACTCAGTATTCATTGGGCTGTTAGCCTCGCTAGATAAAAAATTTTGCTCAATAAAAACACAAGCACCATACTTTAACACATTGATTATGTTGTTTAAATCGTTCTGTATTTTTTTACAGTTTGACTTGTAGTTGTCATCATTCCAGTACGCTTCTATGGACATAGCAGGAACCCGCTTTATTGTTATTGGCAAACAACGATCATTCCCACGCTTCCAGCTTTCCCCTCCTTCTCGCTTTTCATTCTCAGCGTAAACAATAATACATTCTTTGTTAAAGTTATCATCAGCATTAA